GCTGCTTCTGTAGGAATCAACTATTAGGCAATCTAAAGATAACCACTGCTTTCGCAGACCTAGTAGGACACCTCAACTACATCAACAGTAATAAAGAAAAAGACGCAACCTTACAATTGCGAATATTGGTCATTGTATTGAGACCAATGATCTTTATACTCAGAATTTGACAGCCGCACCAACGCATCAGCTTTTAAATCGCTAGTGCACTCTTCGAGCGCGATGCGCAGGGCTTCCATCTTCTGATCAAAATAGGCTTTACCATGCAAATGGGCCTCTATTTGAAAACCATTGAAACACTGGGCCAGAACTTCAAAATCGTTCATGGTCTTATTTTTATTAATCCAGTTCAATTGATCTTCAACAGAGACTATATCTAGGGGGGCGTAAACGCGATCACCTTGCACGTTAAACTTTCTTTTGAGAAAAGTCACATCGGTCAATTTTTCAAAATCAAAATCCGAATCGTCATTTTTGTTCGCGTCTGTATAACCTACACGACGTTCAGTAAATACATCCCGAATGTCGCGGAACGTTACAAATTCCCTAAGCAAAGCACTCAAAGCAATAATATGATCATCGCCATAGAGTGCCAGTTCCACATGCTCGTTCAATTCATGTGGCAGGACCAAATTACCTTTGCCTTTGCTCTCCAACACTTGGAATATAGCTGAGTACAAATACAGCCAATTCGCAACTGAGTTAAGCACCGACGTAATCGGGACACCTGAAGGGAGTCCTTGTTCAGTTTGATACATGATGTTTTGTACCACTACATTTGAATGTATAAGAATAACCGCTAATAAAAGCCGAACTCTCGCGTTCAAAGACTTAACTTCTGGCGAGATCGAGTCATCCTTATCGTACCATTCATTGATGAGTTCAACTGCTTTGTAGATGGCCTGAGCATTGAGACGTTTGTCCCATGCCACGTAATCACCTGCTATAACCTTTCCACCAAATCGATTGAGTCGATGGTAAAGTATAGCCCAAGCAAGAGAATGTGGATTAATCCCGACCGAAATCGGTTTCTCCGTACACTCCTTTTGGACAGCAGCATTGAATGCACCAAAGTACTTCCTGAATATTAAAGCTAATGGTCCAGGGAACACTTCAAATGTTCGTGTTTTCGCATCATTTATTTTGCTTTTCTTAAGAGTTTCATCTTTAAGTTGTTCCGTTAACATTACAAATGGAACCACACCAGCTTTCAAACACATTTCATAATGCTCATAATCTTTTTTAAATTTCTGAGCAGCAACCGTTTTTCCCCAACGCAAGCGATCATCGCTCATACGCTCGAAGAAAGCAGTTTTACCTGGCTTTCCTGGAGCATACGTTCGTTGGGGCATTCCGGCTGAAGTATGTATGTTCAAAGAGGGAAAGGTTCCATCACGAGTTCCGTTCAGCACTTCTTCTTCATCTAGCACTCGTCTCTGCAATGCTGTCGTTGGTTTTACCAACGAGAGCACCGCAGTGACAGCTATATAAGCTTTGCGCATAAACTCACTCGGAATATCATGTACTGGTTCAAAATATTTTCCGAAACTCTTCCAAATTGGCTCTTCTCCTTTTCGAGCTTCCTCGCTAACTCTCACATCTTTAAGAGATTTAACGGATGGCTCTTTCTGGACTAGACCAACTTTGCCGTGTATCGGTGATGGAATCAGATCAGTTTTATCCAATACGTAATTGCTCCACTGCGGTGGAACTAATCCTATTGGCTCAACATTTCCTCTTCCATTGGCATGAACGGGGACAATCGTTTCTGGCACCTCCTCACGAGCGTAATCTTCGATACAAAAATCGAACATCTCACGCCACACGGGAGCTGCTATTCCTGTTATTCCATTGGAAGCCGAATGTATACCAGCCACTTTATTGTGGTGATCTATTATCATGGGTCCTCCGCAATCTCCTTTCGTGAGATTTGTCGTGGACACCTGAAACCATTGGGCTACTTTCACAACAACTTCGGGCAATGTTTCATCATCATATGATTGCTCTTGGCACCGCAACGTGGCGGTAGCCTGAATCACACGTGTGAAACCTGTCGTACTCAACATACGCACCGGAAGATTCCGGGCTTCTGCAAATTCCGACTGATGCACAAAATGTTTGCGAATATCTCTAAATGAAGTACAGAATTTTGGCAGTTTGAAGACTGCTATGTCATCGCCTAAAAAGCGAACCATTTGCATGTCTATCTCACCACTCCAACGATCTACTCCGTTCTCACCAAGCCGAATCCAGCATTTGCCATCTTTTATGTGGTTAAGCACTTTTGCATATTGGAAAAAATGAGCAGTTACGACCATCCATTGGCCGCAAAGCCCAATTGCCTGCATTAGCGCTCGTCCATCTTTAAGACAAATGCTGCGAATGTTTTTATACAAAACCATTTCTACAGCGACATTGTTGGCATGTCCAGCATTTACTTGCATGTTGATATTTTGTTCCATGCGTTGAAGATGAGCTGGTTTGGTTGTTACGCGGGAAGCTTTTCCTTTCATTATTGCTCGATCATAACCTTGCGCTGACATATTCGCACGCAATTTAGCCTGTTCCAGTTCAAGAGTAGTTTCAATAAGTAAATTATCGAGTTCCTCCTGAATTACTGGATGGCATTGATCAATAAATTCTTTTCTGGCGTCAGATGGAATTAAGACGTCCAAATCGGAACCTTTTGTGAGCAATGCATAAATGGATACACAACCTGCGATTAAAGCAACAAGTGCACCAAGTAAGAACAAATTTAGATGTTTCCTCATCAAGGAGAAAACGACGCGAAATGGAACACCTAAGTATTCCGAAATCTGATATACTAATTTCTTAGCATTATCAAATTTATAGAGATATTCCGACATCTTTCGATTTTGATGCTCTAGTGGATCCCGTTGGTTAAACGTTTCTTGGATCGCACCAAAGTCTTCTTCAAATTCAATTTCGTCGCAATCTTTCTCAAATTTCACGTCGATTTTCCTATTTGAGTACTTAGAAAATCCTCCGCCATTCGGGTTAAATTTTGGGACTTTGACGTCCACATGTTCCGGATCAAATCGATTATTGATTTTCGGATCATATGAAGGCGCACCCATCCCAAAAACACGTCTAGCGGGTGTCTGTGCATACATCCTCGGAGTCGAGCTGGTTCCTTGCCATGCATTAAATCGTTCCACACAAATTTTAAGAAATTGTGTGTACGATAACCCTTCCTCATTGCCATGTTTGACTTGGGGGGGTGCAAGGTTAGTACCAACAACAGCGCCTTCCTTGGTTCTATTCACAGATGGTATTATATGAAACTGCATATACTGCAGCGTCTGTTCTTTGTAAATCTTCCCGTCAGGGAGAGCATACTCAATAGCCTCTTCTGGATAAAGCTCGTAGGTTTTATCAACGGTAACGTAACATAAAATATTACGACGTCGTTGAACCGCCTCGGTCTTACACGATTTCGGGTTTGGATACACTTCATTCGATGTTGTGACAAATAGTGGTGATGACAGCAATCGTCCTTTATCATCCACATGTGCCATTGGCAGATGGATCTGCGCATTCGAAATCCAGCGTATAAATTTCACAAACTCGTCATCCTCAGAAGATGAATTCACCGTGCTTTCTTTTTGGAATATATCATCCCAGAAAAACACGGGTTGTCCACGATAGCCATCACAATGTTTTAAAGCCGAATAGTAAAAAATAAGCTCGCTCACATCAGCGGAGCCAATATCTATATTGCAGTTTCCGGGGTGACACATGTCCTTTGCCAGCATAGTTGCTGTATCAGACTTATGTACTCCAGACTCTCCAACTAGTGAAATTACAAACGGTACGGTTCGCACGGCAGCCAAATGTTGTTGGATGCGTACAAAATGTCTACTTCTGAAACGCGATAAAGCGCCGCAAGCGTATTCAAGTTGTCGTGCTACATTGTTTTCAAGTTTCGTACTAATGAGTAACGCCCTTACTTCTATGGCAGTTTTCCATAGGCGATCCATTTGTGCGGGAAAGTCGACAGCATTTAATTCAACGTCAGTGTAGGCCTGTATGGCTTCCACTTCAGTAACAAATTTAGCTAAATCGGCTTTAGATGGAATGTGTTCAAACATTTTTTGCCACATCGCACATTTAATGTATTTGCCCAGGAAGGTTGTCACAGTCGTAACGACTTCCAAAGTTGCCTTTCGATATGAATTCACGTCACGCATAGTCTTACCGAACGCCATTGCAGCGTCCAGCGTCCATTGCGCACGATCCTTCAGTCGAATTCCTGTGGTTAGTTCAGCTAGTAAGGTAAGAAAACTAGATTTGGTTAAGTTTTCCTCCTTGCCATCTTTTCGTCCTCCATTAACCCGGTGTTTTGGGTCTTTTGAATACCGCTTAGTCAGTTCCTCGCGATCCTTTGTATCGGATCCGTGCTTTGCATCAATTGGGCCAGCACGCAAGCCATCTTTATATGCGAGAGCCTTAATAATCAGTTGGTCAAAAGTATATCGGACTTTATCCGGACAGACGCGTTCTATCAACACAAACATGTCAATACACATCGCCCAGAAGTTTGGTGGCTGAACCATCCACCGAGCAAACAAGCCAGCTAAATGTGGTAACATTCGGCTAAGCGTATCCTTTACATTGTTCTTTATCTTTTTAACAGTTTCAATTGTGGATTGTGCCTCATCTAACATTTCGTCAGCCATACACACAACATTCCACGCTTTCTTCGCTTTATCGACAAGTCCATTGCAGTGATATGCTGTAGCCTCCCTAAACGCACGATTCCGATCCTTAACAGATTGTTTTGGATGTTCACGTTTGTGTAGGTTGTTCCAAGCAGCGACTAACAAATTACGTTTTCGTTTTTCGTCACGTATTGCTAAGTCAATTTCACGCTGCTTTTTCATATTGCCAGCATTTGCTCTAAACGGTGGTGGTATTGTTGTCTTTTCTTTTGTCCATTGCCAATCCTCTCCTTGCATGAAGATTCTCAAGCTCGCTAGAGCATGATCAGCCTCATGATAAATCTTTAAAATATTAGGATGTTTAGTCTTAATTAATAAGCATTCATAACAAGGAAGAGTGGCAGGTGATGGTCGAACAATATTCGGCAGGAAACGATGTTGATTTTGCGTGAAGAATGAATTAACGCGTTCACGCACATCGTTTTCGGTCAAATTAAAAAAGCCAACATTTCGATTAGGCACAAATTCTGCTCCAGATAAATCTACGAGCATAGGTTGCGCCAAAGGTGAAGGTGGTAAAGAAAGCAGACGCGGTGTGGTTGCATCTGCATTCGTCCGCATTGGAGGATTCTCCACAATAGGAGTTTCATCCAACGTGGGTGTGACCAATCTATTAATACAAGTCATCCAGTCAGCCGATGTTTTAAGTCGGTGTTCCAGACACAAATATGAATGGATATGATCAGGGTCAGTATTGCAATGAGCCGCTTGTTTGATATATCTATCAAAACGCCTCGTTGCATAAGGTAGATAGAAGCGCGAATTTAGCACTTCAATCAAAGCATTTAAACCTAAAGGAAAAACATATTGTTGAGCAATAATCTGCTCAGCAGAACATTCTTGCATCGGATTTAACACTCTAGCAAAAGCTTGTAATGCATATATGTTAGCAGGCGAAATATTGGACGTACAGGTTGTCAATAATTTCACTTGTTCATACAATGCAGTTTCAAACTCCTGCTTGATGTGGAAGTCTCTTTGCTCCCCACTCGCAATCAAGCCTGAGTGGGTGTCCACATCCCCGTTATTTGTTCCTGCCCGGGAGGCAGCGTTTGGTGTGGTTGTGGTTGAAGAAAAAGAGAAGCTTATTTGATCCATGTTAAAATTCACTACCGGTCAGACATCGTTATGCAGTGGTACATTACTAGGAAGCTGTGATAGCACCTAGACGAAGCCGGTTGAGATTCGTCCAACATTTACCAAAGTAAGATTATCTACTAGGAGCGCAAGAGCGAACACCTAGCCTACTTCTAAACGTCCGTCTGATATAGCCACTCAAGGCCGGAATCAGGGTCAACGCAAAAGCATAAGCTAGGGCCGGGTAACGACATCCGTCCGAGTCTTACAGAGATAAAGCTAGTCCTTATGAAGAACTCTCAACGTACATCCATTGTACGCATGAGGTTCTTCTTCCATTAAACCATAAAACGAGATTTCTCTCGAGTCCATTGGTGGTATATTACGAAAACACCCAATACACAATACCATATTGTGCAGAGGATCATCGTAACAGGGACCGTAGTTCGTTTCGCAATTGTTCAAATCTGCGCTTCAGGCTCATAAGTTACTGGTGGAGCAACTAAAAACCTAAATGCAACATCATTTCCAATCGCATGGTATGCAGTAATTCTCACGGAGTTATCCGTGAAAACGCCTGTCGATGCTGATGCCTGCAACTGTACATAACCTGGAGTATAAATGCCTTGGTCATATGCTGTTGCAGCAGGGTCATCCTGCGCTAAAAGCTGCGTATATGGCGAATAAAATGGCAATTCTACTTCTACTGAAGAGTCTTGCGAATTATTCGTAATATACGCGGGGTACGCAGTAAGATCATCGGTGGCTGGTGGGTTATAGCCATTCGATGTAAAAGCATAAGTCGCGATCATTTGAAGATTCTTGGTTCTATCGGTGAAAGGTATAAATTTCCAACGAATCGAACCAGTCCAAAATGCATATAATCGCGTAATGAGTGTAGAAAATGAATGTGCTGAATTTGGTTTATTTGTATAAAAGTTTGCCGCATAATAAATGTCCGGATGTGATCCGAACGCACTAACTGCGGTTACCAATCCTGTTCTATTAGGATCAGCAGCCATGCTAATTAATGTATCATAACGACAAAAACGACGTGCGAGATCTCGAACATCATTAATTTCTTCATTAAAATAATCGGGTGTGTCAACGCTTTTGGCGCCTTTCACAAGGTAATTCGTTTTCTGTGGTTCACGAAGAACAACGTCGGAGGCTTCTCCAGCGTTGACTCGCATCGGTGGGGGGGGGGGAAAGTCTTCAAGGAATCTAGTGCCAGCTCTTATTCGAGGTCCGTAAAAGCGGAAATCGGGGCCGGCTGAAACATATACATTAATTACAACTGTATCAGGTATTGATTCGGTTACTGCTAGTGGATCTAGCACCAAAACGTTCAAATATCCTAATGTATCATAATCATGCAGTGTACTAGACACCCATTGATATGGTGTGTTACGTTTTCTAGGAGTTGAAGCAACATAAGGAATAGTTACAGAACATTCCTTATGTTGTTCCAAATCAAAAACATAAAACGGATTGTTAGAGAAATCGGTACAGGTCGTGCCAACGCCTGAAAGCGGGACAGTTCCTGTATTGGGTTCAAAAGCTAACATAATACGCCCAACGTGAAAATTTGTCGAAGCAACCTCAAATGTAAATGTGAGGCTACCTCTCCAATATTCAAACATTGTAGCGAAATATGATAAAAATGTATTGTCGTATCGAGTGTATCCAGAACCTGTAGGGGTGTTAGGGGTAAAATTACATATAGAAGGGACAACAGAAAATGAAGTTAATTGTGTATCAACTGCATTACTGCTGGACCAGGTAAATTGTCTTACCAACATAGGTCTTTTAATAATTTCGTATATTGACATATCAGTTTTGGGGGCTGTTGAAAATTCGGTTTCGAAATAATGCCCGTCTTGCGTTGCCCCAAGACGTACACTACCGTCTAACCCTTGCATCGTAGCAATCTGCGATACATTGGTCAGACAATTTTGAATTTTATTGTCAGCAACAGTAGGTCGATCTGAAGTAAAGAATTCCCAGCCGCGTTTTAACGCGCCTAGTATATTCCCTGACTTCACATCAGCCCAAGCACCTGTTACAGTGCCTGCTACACTTTTGCCAACTTTTAAAACATCGGACAAACCGTTTGCACGGAATGTAGGGGGAAGCGAAAATTGTGCCACATGTGGTCGCATGGGCAAATGAAGTGAAATATTAGCGGCGGATACGAAAACATTAAAATTAATAGGATCCGTAGAGCCAGCCGGTAATTGCAAGGGATTGAACACTAATATCCGAAGTGCTCCCATAGGAGGAGAATCTTCGGTAGTATTCGTAGTGAGATAAGAGACAATATTTTCAAACGGGACATCAATTTCAGCAGAGTTACTGTTCGCGGCATCTAACTTTACGTTAGGATAACCGGTCGCAGCGAACACATTTGCCAATCTATCAAGTCCTGTTCCAAAAGTATTGACTGGGTCATAAAATGCAATCAACTTTCCACAATGAAAACGCGTCGTATTAATCACAATTCTAAAACGAAGAGTGAATTTAAAAAACGCGTATAATTGCAAAAGTTGTTTGTGTATAGTGGGAAATGCTCCGAAAACATCAGGCACCACAACATTGAGTAGGTTGTCACCCACACTATTTGTGGAAGCCCACGCACCCGTTGCCAGGCGAATAGGCTGTTTTAGAACATCTAAATGCGAGAACTCAGATTCGTCCATTGACACTGGAGGAGGAAGATCGTTAGATCCATCCAAATATCCAGTAGCCACAGGAACGACTCGTTGGTCTAGAGTAGTAGATTGTTCTACCTTTGTTTGCGAAATTTCTTGCGCAGTTTCCGCGCTGTTATCTATCACAGTTGTTTCATTAGTATTCGCGAGAGAAAAATAAACGCATGCGAATCTCTCAATCCTAAAATGCGCTGTTAAGTGGACCGCTTGGATCGCGGGTCTCTCTAAATAGAAAGAAAGGATCACACATATCAAATATAGCATATACTGTCAGTATCCATAACAATTTTCTGACAATCAGGGATCACATATTTGAAATACTCTTAATAACTTGTGTTACACTAAGAAGAGGACTTTTCATAAAAAGTCGTAAAATAGGCTCATTCAAGAGCTATATATAAGGTTGGTTTTTGCAAATTTTACGAATCTACGAAAACGGCAATTCATGAAACATGGCTGTCGACCATGTCCACTTCAACAAATCTAAAGTATACTAGGGGTCACCTAGGGAGTCATTTATATACTCCAATAATCTAAA